TTGTTCTAAAATGCCAATAAAGATTTTTTCTTTCTTAAATTGTGCGATCTTATTTGCTACTACACACATTCCAATAGGCTTAAAGGCATTAGATAGAGGAGCAGGTTCACGTCCTTCAGGACATACTTCAAATGGTGGTTTACCCTTTGGCAAATCCAATACAATTTTATCGTTATAGCAAAGCTGTAATACTGACTTTACTTGCTTAAACGCGTTTTGTTTTAAATAGTCGATTCGATCATTACGATCTTCGAGCTTACATACTTCTTCGAATACTTCGTGTATATATTTTTGCATAATTTAGCTTTCGTTTACAAAGAAGTCTTTTGCCGATTCAACCAGCAAACTACATCTTTTAGTTATTAAATAATTGAGTACTTTCATATTTGATTTACCCTGTTGAGAATTATATTTATCCATTATGTTATCTACAATATCTGTAGGAATACAATCTAAGTCAATCATAAGCTTGTTACGACAAAAGTTACGGTATTGTTCTTCGGTCATAGCACTACGTAACGAATCGACATCAGAAGCATTACCACCACACGCGTCATACCATTCCTTGATTTTCTTAGCACGCATTGGCGTTTGGCGACCACCTTCTACAACAAAAGTATCATCAGCACTAAGCATATTTGGTACTCCATCACTAGTATCACCTTTACAGATATGTTCAAATTTGTAGAATGTTGGATCTTCAATCTTTAGCGCTGCACGTTTCATTGGACTAAATTGCTTTACGTTTGAATAACGCTGCAATTGAATAAAGTCTTTATCAGAAGAAACGATCATAACTGGTTCGTTCTTTCCAAATTCTTGTGTTGATTTAGCAAGGGTAGCAATTACATCGTCGGCTTCAGCGCGATCTACGTGTACTACAGGATAAGGCATTTCTTCTGCAATTTCATCCCGGATTCCATTGAGAAAACCAAAGAACTTGCCCCAATCTAAAGGCGATTCATCGCGGGCAGTTTTCCGTTTAGCTTTATAGTTCGCAAACTTTTCTTTACGCCAAGATGTACTATCACAGGCAATAATCATTTGTCCGTATTCATCACGGAATTTAGTGTTGTATCGTCGTATACTGTTTAGTATCATATGACGAATAAGGCCTTCCTGAATTTCTTCTGGACGATCTTGAGAAAAAATTGCGGCAATTGCTATGCCACTATAGTCGACAATAATCATAATGTAATCTTTCTGTGCTTGTTAGATATCTATTATACTCTAAGTTTCAGGCTTTGTACACCACTTTATTTACTTAAAATCTTCTGCCTTAAGATCCTTTAGGTGACCTCTATGAATCTTTCCGCCAAAAAAGGCGTTATGATATTCGTTAGGTTTAAGAAGTGCATGAGTGTTCATTTGTTCGTAGCATTCCATATAACTCATTACTCCTTTAGATTTGCACAAATGAATAATTTCGCGATGGAAGTGGTCTAAGCCATTTTCTTCTACAATCAATTTTACGGTTTCGCTTGATCCGCAATATGTTTTCCAATCAGATTCCTTTAAAGATCGACGTTTACGGGTTTTACCTTTCAGAGGTGGTTTAGTTACTTTAGAAAAGAAGTTCTTTTTTCCAATGTATTTCATACCTGTAGAAGTATCTGTAACTACGTAGACAAATCCTACTGCATCACCTATCATATCACTAGTAAACTCTTTACCCTTATAAATCCACATGAAGTTATTTATTCATTATATTAACAACAATACTGAATATTAACATCCCTAATGTTAACGTTATCACTCTTCATAGAGTTATTTATTATGCACTACATTAATAGAATCAGTAACATCTATCATATTCACGCGATTTTTTAGTTCCTTATACGTTTTAGTAAAGGCGTTATGATCTTGTGGAGATGTTTTTAAATTGGCTTGCCAAGTTTTTAAAAATTCAAATGTGTTACGCGTATTGTTGAACCATATCCACCCTACTGAAATTTTATTCGAATAGCTTTTAGGAACATTAGTAAAATATCCAATATCGTAGTCAATGGGCGTGTAATTTATTTTTTCTACATAGCAATCAACATCTAACCATAGACACCCATCGGTTTCTTTTAATGCGTTTTCTATTACGTATGGTTTCCATTTGCAATTTGCCAAATGCTGAGTTCTAAACTTCCCGCCTTTTTCACGTGGCCACGGTTTCTTTTCTTCAAGGTGATAAGAAAAACCTAAAGAATTTGCGTTATCAACAAATCTTTTTACGTATTTTGAATATGCCTTTGATTCATCATCACAATAAAAACTAACAATTTTCATCTTCCTTTATCATAATTTTTTTTGGTTGTACCCCACATTTGTTCACAGTATATTTTATCTGTACCAGAATATCTAGGCATCTTTTTTGTATAATGCTCAGGTATAAAATAATGTGATGGAAAAATTTTAACTTTATGAGAATCATTAATGATTTTAGCTAAATATGCATTTCCAGTAGTTTTCCAAGGTTGTCTCAATTGACTTGTGCTTAACTTGTGTAAATCATCAATTATGAATTTAAGAAATGGTGCACCTATTGGGCTGCCAAGTATTGGAGAAACTAAACCAGGCCTAATAATTTCGTGCTCATAAACGGTATAACATGTTTCTTCATCTTCAATAAATAATTCTTCAATATTATTAAGACATACGCTATCCGCACCTGGCATAAACCCACCTTCTTCATACAATAATTCATAACGAACTAAGTCAGCAACACCATGCCAAACTTTTTTACGATAATAAAAATCTATTAAGTGTTGATTGTAAAATTTTCTGTTCTTAAAATCTTCATCTGAAAAGATTCTGTATTCCCAATCTGGATGCTTCTCTTTCCACGAATTCATCCATTTATAAGGTGGTTTATTTGGTCCTACCCAAATGTGTCTTAATAGTTTTGGTATATTCATTACGTAATTTACTCTTCGTATTCTTCTTCATCATAATAATCATCAGCCAACTCATGTCCACACATTGGACAAAAGTCTGGCTCAAAATAGTCTAATACACTATCTTCATCCCACTCAACGGAATAAGTAGTTTTACAACATTTGCAGTAAAGTTTTTCTAAAGCCATATTAACCCTCGCAAGATGTGCAAGTAAGTAAGTTGCGTGACAACTCCTGCGAAGGATTTGTTCCGCGATGATAATAAAGTGTTTTTACTCCTTGTTCCCAAGCGTAAATAAGAAGTTGATTCGTATCGCGTGGTGGTGTCTTTGGATGAATCATCAAGTTAATGCTTTGCGATTGATCGATATATTTCTGACGGATACCAGCCTGTAATACAATTTCTTTTTGAGATATTTCGCCAAACGTTTTGAATACTTCTTTTTCGTGATCTGATAAGAACATGAGATGTTGAACGCTTCCACCTGTAACTAGAATAGATTTCCATACATCAGACGTATCATGCCCGTGTTCTTTTAATACTTCTTTTAAATAAGGATTCTTATAAGTAAACTTACCTTTTGCAAGATCTTTAACGAAGTAATTACTATTCAAAGGTTCAACACTTGGAGAAACTTGCCCAAGAATAAAAGAACTTGACGTTGTAGGTGCAACTGCTTGAGTTGTCATATTCCTACGACCAGATCCTTTTAGCTTTTCAGGTTCCCCTAAAGTTTTAGCCATTTCACTCGAAGCAAGCATACTTTCTGATTCAATGTGTTTAAAGATTTGATTCGTTAGCATCTTTGCTTCTAAATCTTCAAACGCAATACTTTTACTTTGAAGATAAGAGTGCCAACCAAGAACTCCAATACCAATTGCTCGTTGTGCCATTGAGAATTTCCGTGGTGCTTCCATGAATGGTAAACCCTCTGTCTTTTCAATGAATTCTTCAATAACAGTGTCAAGGAATTTTGTCATAATTTGAACTGCATCGGTTTCTTTCCATTCGTCGTAATGTAAGAGATTCATTGAAGACAAACAACAAACAAAAGATTCTTCATTGTTTGTTGATAAGCAAATTTCAGAACATAGGTTTGAAGCATAGATTTTGCCACTTTCCTTTGGCTTATTTTTGTTTACAGTGTCGCTAAACATAATATAAGGATAGCCACTTTCATAACGTTTCTGAATTACCTTACCCCAAATCTTACGCTTTTCTTTATCGCCATCAAGCATTTCTTTCATAAAGCTATCAGGCACAGTAACACCAATTGACATATTTTGAATAGGATTTCCATCACCTCGAATTTGAAGAAACTCAAGAACGTCTGGATGATCGATTGGCATATAACCAGCAAAAGAACCACGACGAACATTGCTTTGTGAAACAACATTCGTCATGGTTTCAAATAGCTCCATAAAATGAACAGGTCCATTTGAATTTCCACCTGCAGAAATTTCAGAACCCCGACTACGCAGTGCTCCAAAATATGCAGATGTTCCTCCACCCATTTTAGTCATCATGCCGACCTCAGCTTGTTTACCTAAAATGGATTCCATTGTATCATCAATGTACGATCCAAAACAAGAAATGGGTAAGCCACGTTTAAGCCCATAGTTTGCCCAGATCGGTGAGGCGAGTGAATACCACCCCTTTGACATATAATCTTCAAATTTATCAGCAAATCCATCTTCACCTAAAGTGCGCTGCGCCTTAAGAGCAATTTGCCTAATACGTTTTTCGGGAGTAACTCCCTCCATTAAATAACCACGCTCAAGGAATAACCGAGAGTCTTTGTTCAACCAATAATAATCTTCCATAATATATCTATACCTCTAAAATAAGTCGTCTTCGTCGTATGATTTGTCTTTCTTTGAATATTCTGTCGGACGTTTAAAGAAGAAGTCAGTTGCGGTATTACCCAAAACATCTTCATCAAACCATTCCGTTTTTTCAAGTAGTTCTTGATCGATATCATCAAACACTGGCTCAATGCCAATTTGTTCAAGTGATTGATTTAAACGATTCTTAATAAAGTTATGCATGATCGGAGAACTGAGGTGCTCTGATTGATAACCATTTACTGACCACTCGATAATCTTTGCTTCTGCTTTAAATGCTTCAACGCATTCTTCGCGAATACGCTCAACAAGTTCATCATCAAAAAGCTCGGGATGTTCTTCGCGAATAACATTCACTAGTTTTACACCAACCATTGCATGAATCATTTCTTCCTTTGATGTATATGCCACCTGTTGTGATACATCTTTCAATTGGTTTTTAAAACGATTAAAATAATTAATAGTGTAG